CGCCTTCTCGTTTTGCACAGAGGCCTGCTCAGTCTTGGCTTGCTGTGCGCCCTCCCTCTTGCCGCTGGACTTCCCTATGGCGTTTCCGCCGAAGAAGCCCAGGGCTGCCGCTACAAGCGCGACAATCCCCAGGATCCACTCAATCATTGTTCAGTCCTCGATCAGGTTAGCCGCGATCCGATTCGCCCATCCCTTGGCGAATGAAGGCCAGTTCTTCAGCCCGGTCATGAATTTCAGGCGATAACCACTGAAGCGCTTGTCGAGCTTCTGAGGGTCCATGGCGCGAACTGCTGCCAGTGTCTTCGGCCCTATCACGCCGTCATCCGTGACGCCGGCTGCGCGCTGGAGGATCTTAACGGCCTGGCCAACACCGGAATTCACCGCAGTGTCGAACAAGTCAAACCGAATGGCATCAGGCATTTCCTCTGCCCGCACGCGCCTCCAGTACAGAACCTGGTAAATCTCCTTGGCGGTGTCGCGTGGGAGGCTGCGCATATCCCCGGTATAGCCCCATGACCTCGCGACAGTTTCAGTAACGCCCCACATGGTTGCTCCGCCTGGGTCGTCAGGGTGATTGGAATAACCACCTTCATGGCCTATCAGGCGGTCAAAAGCTTCATTGAAATCCATTGCTCATACTCCCATGCCATCTACCCGAGAAGATCAACCATGCAGGTCAGGAACGATGCTGTTCCGCCAGCATCTGCCCTTCCTGCTACCTCAACCTGCAGCGATGCCACTGTAAGGTCTGTGGTGGTGGTGATGATCTGCCCGACCGCTGCGCCAAGGTTCTGAATTGCATCGGTGCAGGAGAATTCAACCGCAAACGCAGTACGCGCGGTGTTCGGCCTCACAGTAAGTCGGATCTCTCCGAATTTTCCTGCGGTGATACGGTAGGTGCCCAGCGTAATGACGCCTGCACCGTTGACGCGAAGCTGTGGCGTGATCAATGCGTCCGCTACCTGGGCCCGGCCAATGAGCCGAATGCGCAGAGACTGGTCGTTGTTCGATAGGTAGCCCTCTCGGATATCGGCAATCTGGTTCAGGAGCACGACATCGGTTGTGCTTGTGGTGGACCCTCCGCTGTACCGAGTCGTTATCTCCGTAACGCGGTTGCCCTGATAAGTTTGGATGTCGTCAGACCCACCACCTTTCACCAAGAAGCGACGGGCGTTCGCATCCGCACCAGTACCGTAGACATCTGGAATCCCTGGGTTGTCAGCGACAAAACCGCCACGGACGTTCCAGCAGATGTTGTTGGCGTAGAACTTGTTCCCGCGGGTATCCACAGATGCGTTCGATTTGTAAGCAAAGATCGCCGCACCGTATGACACCGCGGCAGGATGCTTGCCGTTGTTGCGCCATTCTGTGTAGTCGGAGACTGTAGACGCCTCATGCTTCTCGTACAGACCATATTCAAGGCCGTCTTCGATCACGGCGTAGGTCGTGTCTGTCGCGCTGAGAGACACGCGCCCCCCGGTGTTGTCGATGCCATAACGCGCACCCTTGTGCCGGCCACCCGTGATGATCACTGTTGCTCCGGGCAGCGCGGTGATGTTTGCAAGGCCATTGGATTGCGTTGCACAGTTGACCAGATACAGGGTTGAGTACGCCCCAGCAGCGAATGCTCGGCGTACCTGCTCTACGTTCGTCAAGCTGGTGTCGTAGAAATTCGCCGCGCACAGGTTGTTGACGTTGATTCGGTTGCCAATGCCTGCATGGAATCCAACCAGAGCAGTGTTCCCAGTACCGCTAAGTACGGCAGGGTAGGTGTTCGGCTGAGCTCGCAGGCCGACCGGGGCCGGGAAGTTCCATGTCAGGTAGTTGTCATGAGAGCTGGCCAGATAGTTGGGGAACTGAACGTCTTCCAGATAGGTGCCGGCGGTACCCTCAACAGTCCATCGCGTTTTGAGTGGAGCGTAGTTCTTCAGGGCCGCAATGGTGCCATTGAATCCATTCAGAGGCCTTGAGGGGGACAGCCCGTCACCCGTCCCGCCAGGCGTCATATACAGTACGTTTTGCTGCGCGTATTTCGGGTCAACGTAGAAGATGATGCCGTCTGCCTTGATGCAGCCTGTTCCGATGTGGCGGACGCTATGCAGGCTTGCCAGCGGGGCCGTGGATACCCGAGGAACGTTGTCCGGCCAGAAAAGGTCAGCGCCTTTTGTCGTGCATGCGAGAAGGGCATTTTCAAGGTCAACTTGGTTGCTGGTCGTGCCGTCGACTACGGTCGACTTGTAGTCATCAAGGAATACCGCCTGGCGGAGACGACTTTGAACGCTGAGCGGGGTTGGATTTGGCCCGTTCGGAACGTACAGCACGTTTGCGGCATTGTTTGCAGAGCCGCTCCCGATCTCCAGAAGGGCTGCAATTGCCTGCTGAACGTAGGCCATCGTGGCTGCGTCCTGGGAGCCTATCGGGTCATGCAGGTTTGCAATTCTGTAGCCGAGAGCGTCGAAGTAATCCTTCCCGATGGGGCGAAGCAATGCCCTGCCGATCACGCTGGCGTTCTGCTGAATAAGCATCACCAGTCGGTCAAAAACGTTCTCGTGGATCTCAGGGAAAAAACGAGCCTGGTTGATGATGTCGGTTTGCTGAACTGCATCCATGAGCCGCTCAACAATCAGCGTTACCCCGGACGGAGGCGCCACAAGCATCGTCAACGTGCTGTTTGCGTTCCCGTCCACCTCCGGATCGCCTGCGCCGGAAAGCGTGTAATTGGTGCCGATGGACTGCGGCGTGACAACGCCAGACGCAACATTGAGAAGCGAAACCTCAACATCACTGTTGCTGAAGAACCTGAACGGAAGTGGGAATACGGTAGTGACGCCGTTCCCCGGGAAAGAAGCTGTGCTGGCCGAACTGGATACAGTCATGTTACCCCCTGTGGTATGTCTGCTTTCGAGGCAGCATGCGCGCTGCATTGCCCCTGGATTGGATTACGGGAATCATGACCATGATCACGAATGCCGTTGATAGCGCAGATCCGCCAAGATCCGTAGCGCGGCCCTGCCCTATTGTGATCAGCGAGTAGAGGGCCCACGCAAACGAGCCGCCCGCGAGTCCGATTGCCATCAAGCTAACGCCGAATTTGAACCTTGCATGTGGGTCATGAAATCGCCCAAGCAAAAGGGCGATCACCAAAAGCGCAATGCTCCGGATGACCACCAGCCAGACACCAAGATCAATCTCCATCCTTCTCACCTCGCTTAGCGCGTAACGGGAAAATGATGTCGAGGATGGTTTCCGCCCACGGGGGGAATTGGTCTTTCTTTTGGACCACCAGCGCGAACGCCAGGAAGATGAAAACAACAAGCGCCGACACAACGGCGGCCCATACCATGCTCTGCGGGCTATATGGTGGCCCGTCAGGGTATTTGTAGATCCCCGTGGCGTAACCCATCCCCCACGAAAACACCGCCAGCAGGGCGCGCCTTAGGCCCTTGCTGGACGATGGGTATGCCAGGTAGAAGAAGCACCCGAACGCAGCACCTGAGGCTGCGTATGGATTCATTGCTACCAGCCCGGCAAATAGTGCGGCAGCTAACCAGCCCCCAAATTGTTCCGTCATTCCGTTCCCCTCCCAGGATATTGATCAAATTTTAACCATGATTGCGTGATGGCACTATTGATCATTTTTTAGGCGGTCCGAAGATGACGCCGCGCGTCCAGTCAGTTACCCCTTCTGGCTCGATGTCACCCTCAGCAACACCGATCAGGTACTTGACCGTGCGCTTGGGTTGAGCCACTGGCAGGCCGAACGAGTAGCCAATGGTGTCGATGGCAAGGCCTGCTGCCCGTGCTGTATCAACATCCTTTCCTTCTGCGGCGGATTTTCCGGCTGCGCCTGCCTTGCTCAGCGTGTTGAACACCTCACCGATTGGGGTTGCCCCCTTGTAGGCCCACCCGCTTTCCAGGCTGGAGGCCAGATCCCGAACAAGCGGAATGCCGAGCAACGGATAGGTAGCGATCTTGAGTGAAGCCCAGGCGCGCCAGTCTTCGTCTTCTCCTGGGCCTTGACCGCTCACCAGAGGGCCAATCACGGCTGGGATGGCGATCAGGAACATGGTGCGCTCGAAGACATTCAAGTAATCGGCTGCACCTTTCGCGCTGGAGAATGCGCGCTTGATGTCAACCGTACGGTTGTACAGCAGGTTGAAGTAGCTGTAGACGATGGTCAGGGCGCGCATGAGCCCGTCCTTGCGCTGGACTGCAGCCAAGTCTTTCGGCCCTGCTGCCATCTGCGACAGGCGAACAGCGCGGTCGCCAGCCGCAATTGCTTGCTCAGAATCAAGGCCTGAGTCGAGGCCGTGCCGGTACCCGGCAATCCAAGTCGGGTAGTCCACCATCGCCTGAATCACGCCGATGTGCTTGAACGCCAGGCGTTGCACGAACGACAGCCAATCGCTCTTGCCGCTGATTTTCTTGAGTACGCCGCGCATGTCTCGATCAAGGTTGTCCACGCGGAAGCGCATCTCGCTGGACATCTGGTTGACCATCTCAATCGATTCGAACGGGTGCCGGATGAACTCCTGCATTCCCTTGAAGATGTAGCGCTTGCCACCGACCTTGCTGAAGTACTCGAAGGACTGCGAGTAACCGAGGATCTGCTGAAGACCGGTCGTGGCACTGAATCCCATGAAGCCAACAGCAAGGTTTGCGCGCAGGCGCTCGGCGCCTCTGGTCCATGCGTCAATGCCTTTCTGGCTGTCCAGAACCATGTCGTTAGCCACACCTTGCAGCCACGGGTTGAACTGGTTCGCCACTGCCGGGCCAAGGGTGTCGATCAGCATCTGTTTGATCTGCTTGTCACCGATGATTTTCGCGGCATCCCTGATGGCCTTGCGGTGCGTCAGGTCGTGGATGACTTGGCCAAGGTGAGAGGCGATGATCTCGACGTCCAACTGGATCGGCGCGGCAAAGGAATCGACACGGGCCTTTGTGTGGCCTTTCGGAGTGGTTGCCCTGGCATAGCCTTGTTCGAACAGACCGCCTTCGTTTCCTAGCTCGTTCTGCACGCCTGCATATGCGCTGCTGCTAGTGTCGTACACGAGAGGCCAGTAGCCGCCGCGGAAGGTGCCGAACTGCGTCACGACCGGGGTTGCCTCGACCTTCTCAGGCGGAACGCCATGAAGGTCCTTTTCCAGCTGTACGATCGATGGCCATAGCTCCTCCACCAGATCCCACATCGACTGCACAAACTCCCAGTCGCGCTGGGTCAGGTTGCCAGTGATCTCGTTCAGCTGCTGCTCAGTCCAGGCTTTTCCGTTGTGGCCTCCGTCGAGCAGCTTCTTGCGGTTGCTGGCGTTGCCGGTGTTCAGAGCAGCCGAGAGGATCGCGTTCATCGTCAGGGGCTGGCCAAGGCTCTGGATATGGATCTTCTGCTGCATGACCTTGGCGCCGCGCTCTTTGGTGTAGGCGTCGACGATCTCGGTCATCTTGATGGCGATGTCTCGGTTGAGCTGGTCCTTGGCGCCTTGGGCCTCAACGAAAGGCTGGAAGAATGCGGTAGACCACGGGCCGTCTACTTGTCCGCCATCAAGCCATTCAACAACCTGTTCCATCTTGATCAGGGCGGCGCTCAGTTCTCCGGCCTGATCACCAATGCGCTCGAGCAGCGTTCTGGTGTTCTTGTCGACTGGTGGCGGCGTGCGCTTCTCGAGGTTCGCGTAGCCGGCGCGGATCAAGTTGTTCTTGGCCTCTTCGAAGTCCTTCAGACGCTTGTTCGCCAGGAGCTTGTTCTTAGTGCTGGCCAGGTGGTTGACGTTGGCGACGAACTCATCAAGCTCTTGCAGCTGGTCGAGGCTCAGGTCCTTGTAGTTCACGCGCTGACTGGTGTTCAGCACAAACTCAGGAACAATCGGCTCGTTGCCCATAGCCAGCTGGTCCGCGTACCAGGCCGCGAACGACTTGCGTTTGTCGACCTCGCGCAGGCTGACCTTGCGGAATTCGTACTGCTCCATGACTGCGTCAATCTGGTCGAGATAGTCATGTCCAGCTTTGCCCAGGCGCTCGCGAGTGCTGGCCTTGTTGTACTTGAGCATGCGGGCGGTTATGTCCTCCACCTGCTCGCGGGCCTTGCGCGCTTCCCGGTACATGTAGAAGTTCAGCAGTTGGCGTTGCTTGGCCTCGTACGCGGCTTCTAGGTCGCCGTTGACAAATGCCTCGTAGGACTGCCTTCCAGCCTTTGCTTCGGCGCGCTGGAACTCTGCCGGCTGGATGTCGCGAACCTTGCGCTGGAGCATGACCCGGCGCGCAGCTTCCTTGAGGATCTGCTGCGTGGTGATGTTCTTGCGATTGCCGACCTGAGCCAGACGGCGCAGTTCCTTCTGCAGAACCTCCGCGCGGCGCTCATTGTGAGTTGCGTCGATGGCGCGCTCAGCCGCCTCTCCGGTGGATTTCGGACCGTGTCTCTCAAGCATGCGCTGGTCTGTCTCACGCTTGATGACCTGGCTGCGCGGCTCAGCACCAAGCAGCGCCTTTACCAGTTGATCGCCGGAGTCATAACCCAGCATTGGCCCGACAACATCAAGGGGCTGGCCATCGCGGGCATGAGTGAATGCCAGCTTGCGGGCAGCTGCAGCACCATAGCGCTCGGTGAGTTCTCCGCTGTTGAGTTTGATGCTGAGCTCGGTACCGTCCGGCATCTGGCCTTTTCGCAGGGCCTTGAGTGCCGCATACTCCGGCAGCGTGTCTATCTCTTCTGTAACCTCGTCGCGCACCCTGGCCGACTCTTCGCGCCACCACTTCGAACGCCGGCGCTCTTCCTCTCGGACAATCTCTTCCTCAATGGAATCTCGGGCATCGGCGTGGGCCAGATCGATGCTGTTCTGATAGGCCACGAATTCCTGTTCGGTCATTCCGGCAGCGGCAGCGTCAGCGAACAGCGGCAGCGCATTCGTCACTTGCTCGGCGGCGGTGATCTGTTCGTCGGTAGCAACAAGGCGGTCGAACACACGCCGCACATCGTCAGTCAACGTGACGTTGAGCCGTCGCAGGTCCTTGTAGATCTGGATCAGCCAGCGCTTGAAGCGGGCGAACGCTCCGGCCAGTTCAGGGCTTGGGGCTTTACCCTCGGCAAGATAGCTTTCGAAGCC